GCCGGTGATCGCGTCCTTGACCTCGGCCTTCTTGATGCCGTAGTGTTCGGTCACGGCTTGGCTGATCCATGCCGGGGCTCGGCTCTTGAAGTCGGAGACCGTCCTCTTGACGGCTCGCTCGGCTGCTTCGTCCATGCCTTGCAGCTGTTCCCGGAGTCCGGCGAAGTTTTGCAGCGCGACGGTCATGCTGCCTTTTGCTCCTTTGGGTTTCGACACTTCGGTCGCCCTCCTTTCTGTCAGAAGATGGTGCGGGCAGCGAGACTTGAACTCGCACGATCTTGCGACCATGAGCTTCTGAGACTCACGTGTCTGCCTATTCCACCATGCCCGCATGGGTATAAAAATACCGCCGGGGAGAGGGGTCTCTCCTCGACGGCGTTTTTCAGTTTATCATTTTAGCACTGTTTCCGCTGCTTTTCACTTCGTTTTACTGCCGGGCGCTTCCTTTTACTGACTTTCTTGCGGAGTTCCTGCGGAAGTCCTGCGGAGTTCTCCGTCGTTTCCCTCCATCAGAGAGGAGAGCGTCAGGAGTGCGCGGCCGTGGATCTTGAAGGTGCGGTTCATGTAGCGGTCGACCTCGATCGCGTAGTCTCTGCGCTTGCCGTAGAGGTTGAAGCAGACGTCCTCCCACTCGGCGCCGTAGTAGTAGCGCAGGTTCATGACCAGCGTCTCGATCGGTTGCAGCTGTTCGATGAAGGGCTCGAGCTCCGCCCAGTCGGCAGCGATCTCGGCCTCTTTTTTCTTGACTCGTTCCTCGAGCTCCATCTTCCGTATGACTGCCTCGACCATCGGGCTCCGGCGCGGGTCGCCTTGACTCTTCGGCATGCCGTCGTAGTTCGGGCTCTTGACGTCGCCGTATGACTGCTCCGCAAACTCGAGCTCCTGCTTCAGAGTGGCGAGCTTTTCGAGCATGTCCCGGTGGGCGTTCAGTCTCTCTTTTGTTGGACTCGTTTTTTTACTCACTTATGTCGGACGCATCAATCCTCTCCACCTCCTTCGTCGCTGACGGCGATCTCAAAGATCCCGGCGATCTCTTCTACGCCGAGCTGCTCCCCGTTGCGGATGCATTTGACGTTCCGGCTGTTCGTCATTTTTATGTAGCGCTTGACGATCACGTCAACGTAGCCGGGCGCGATCTCCATGATGAAGCTCTTCTGGTTCTGCGCTTCGGCTGCCGCCATTGTGGTGCCGGATCCTCCGAACGGGTCATAGACGCCCGCAGCGAAGTCTGTGTTGTCGAGCAGGTTCTCGATCAGTTCGACGGGCTTCTGAGTCGGGTGCAGCTCGTTGCCGGAGCGGCTGATCTCGAGGACGTTGCCGTAGCCCTTGTGGCCGTTGAAGTGTGTCTTTGCTCTGGTTCCGAAGAGACAGAGCTCATGCTGGGATCTCCAGCCGACGCCCATGCCCGGCGTCTTTTTGTTCCAGACGATCATGCTCTTGACTCCGAAGCCTGCGCTCTCGGTCAGGTCGAAGAGGTACACCCACATGCGCCAGTCTGTAAAAATGTATGCGTACACGCACGGGATGTCAGCCAGAGCGGCGCCGATCAAATTCTGGTAGCCTCTGGTGCTGAGGATGTCGTTCGCGATCATGGGGAGCTCTCCGTTCTTCCTCATGGTGCCGATGCTGCCGGTGCTCTTGTCGCTTTCCTTGCTTCCTCCGGAGCAGTACGGCGGATCGGTGAGGAGGATCTGCGGCTTTTCGCCGTTCAGGAGCTTCGCCTTGTCCTCCGGGTTGGTGCAGCTGCCGCACATGACTCTGTGGCGGCCTCCGAGGATCCAGATGTCTCCGTATTTCGTCACCGGTTCGGCCGGCGGCTCGATCACGACGTCGGGATCCTCCAGATCGTTGTGGATCGCTTCGGAGAGGGCTGTGGTCAGCTCCTCGTATTCGTCCTCGGTGTAGCCGCTCTGGGAGAAGTCGATCTCTCCGGTGTCGATGTGGGCGAACACTTCGGCGAGGATGGCGCGATCGGTCTCGGCCAGCTCGGCGAGGCGGTTGTCTGCGGTCAGATCCGCGAGCTCCTCGGCCTCTGATGCGTAGTGCTGGTACTCGACGGGCACCTCTGCGAGCTCCTCCAGCTGCGCAGCCATCAGACGGCCGTGTCCTTTGACGATCAGCCCGGAGCGGGTGCTGATGGTGATGTTGTTCCTCCAGCCGGCCTTCCTGATGATCCCACCGAGGGCTTCGATCTGCTCCTGCGGGTGCTTGTTCGGGTTCAGAGGGTTCGGCTTGAGGGATGCGGTCGGGACGATTTCGTCATAGGTGCAGTAGACCGGGATCCCGGCGGCGTGTGTTCTCGGCTCTCCGGTGGTCTTATTCTGCGCCATGGCTGTCGACCTCCTCCTTCAGAGGGCACCAGCGCGGTGCAGTCTTGACCGTGAGCTCTTTCTCGTGCCTTTTGGTTCTGGTGATCAGGCGGGCCGTGGCGTTGACGCTGGCCGCTGCCTTCTTATGCTTGCAATAATAGCGATGGACGCCGCCCTTCTTATCTTCGGCGAACTCGCAGTGGTTACATTCTGAGCACTTCATCGTGTTCCTCCTTTTCTGCTGGCCGCGATCCGTGCCGGGATGACGATCTCGCTGTTGCACTTCTCGCAGCATACTCCCGAGCCTGCCGGCGCGGGGTTGTGTTCGTGTTTTCTGTCTATACCGGCGCCGCAGAAGCAGCAGCGGTTCCTGATCAGGGCGTTCTCTACGTTCCAGAGGCCCTGCTTGCCTATAAGCTCCACCCGCTCGACGCTCCGAGGGTTCGCCAGCTTCCACGCATAGCGTCCGGGCTCCCAGTCTCCGACGGCGAGCTCTGTCTGACTCTGGGCTGCGATGAACTCCGGCGTCATCTCGATGCAGTCCACCAGATCCACGACGCAGATCGCGCGGCCGACGGGCAGCTGCATCAGCTGGTCGATGCCAAACTGCTCGATCGCGACGTCCAAGGCGCCCTCGGCGGAGTGCTTCAGGATCCAGCGCATCGGTCTCTGTCCGGAGTGGATCAGGAGCGGGCCCCGGTAGCTGGTTTTCCAGCTCCGGGTCTCGTATTTCTTCAGCCTGCACTCGATCAGGCTGGCGTATGGTTGCCAGATGGTGATGGCCTTCATGCTGTTTCCTCCTCTTGCAGCACCTCGATGACCTCCACCTTGTCGAGATCGAGGCAGAACGCGCCGTCGGGTTCGTACTCTTTGGCCTTCCAGCGCTCTGCGAACTGTTCCGGGGTGTCGTCCATGTAGATCTCGTCGGTCTGGTGCATCGTTCTCATGACAGCGTCATCGACGTCGTCGTCCCAGCCGTAGAGGTGCCAGCTGTCGTGGTTGTCATAGTCCCACATACTGAAGAGCATCACGCAGCCGTCGATCGGGTACCCGGTGTCGTGGACTTTGCCCTTGATGATTTTCGGCTTGTAGCTGCGCTTTTCCTCGTCTTTCGGTACATCTTCCGCAGGAGTTCCTGCGGTTTCCTCGGTCGGTTCTTCGGAAGCCTGCGGCGCAAAGATGGCGCCGAGCTTCTTCATGATGGCGTTCGCTCTGATCTCTCCGATGCCCTCGGTGTCAAGCAGGAGCTCGCGGATCGTTCTGAAGAGCACGTCCGGGGTGCCCGCTTTGCGGCCGGCCTCGAAGCCGGTGAGGTAGATCCGGGTGATGTAGTTGGAGAGCTGGACGCGATCCATGCTCTTGATGCGCTTGTATGTGGCGCGGCTGATCTGTTGGTTCTTCTTTTCCATGGTTTTGTCCTCCTTATACGTTGACGCGGCGCCACACGGCCTCGGTGGCGTCTGATCTGGTTGCTTTTCTACGGCCGCAGGTCTCGACGATCCCCATGTCCTTCAGCTCTGTGAGGCGGGGCGCGACGTAGTTGCGGTTGAAGTACGGGATCTTGCCGGAGCTGACGAGCTCCTCGGCGATCTCACTGACGGTCATTTCTTTGCTGCCGAGTGTCTCGAGGATCAGGCGGGCGCGTTCCTTCACTTTGGGAAGGATGGCGTCGTAGCTCTCCCGGCGCGTTTCTTTCGTTGTTTCGTTCATGTCGTTCTCCTTCCGAGCCCGCACGGGGCGGGCTCATTATCATGATTTTAAGATTAAAGCAGGAAGCCGAAGGCCACGCCA